ACAAAGGAGGCCAATATGGCACTTACAGAAACACAAGTAGAAGATAAGATTGAAGTCGTTGGAGATTACAAGCATGTGCAAGTTCGTACAGCTACAGTGATAGCTAGAGATGGCACAGAGATCAGCCGATCATTCTCACGTCACGTCTTATCTTGCTCAACTAAATCAGGTGATACATGGGGTGACACGGACATCTCAAGTGAGTCAACAGAAGTACAAGCAATATGCAATGCAGTTTGGACAGACGCAGTGAAGACTGCATACCAAACAGCAATGGATGCAGCAGAAATATAGGAGACTAACATGAGTCGCGCAAGAGATACCGCAGATCAAATAAATAGAATAAACTCTAGCGCGGCTGATGCTACCGCCATAACTGTGGACAGTTCAGAAAATGTTGGTATTGGTACGGATTCAAGTTACCCCTTAACTGTGCAATCGGGAACTGCTGGTAGTAACCACGCTATAGCTTTAAGAAATAGTAGCAATAACTTTTCAAGGCTTGGTTTTTTACAAACAGACTCAGCAACAGCCGCATATTCAAGTATTGATGGTGATGGTAGAGCCAGCGGGTATTTAAAGTTTAATACTAACGACACAGAAAGACTCCGCATTGACAGTGATGGACTAAAATTTCACGGAGACACCGCCGCCGCTAACGCTTTGAATGATTACGAGGAGGGAACTTGGCTTCCTAATATTGCAGGTAATGCTACTTACCTCGCACGAACAGGGCAATATATAAAAGTAGGTCGATTGGTTACTGCATCATTTGACATGACAATAAATGCAATAAATAGTTCTGCACCGGGTTCTTCAATAGGCGGATTGCCTTTTGCGGCGGGTGGTTCGTCTCAAGGTCAAGCAGGGTCTGTTTCTTATTGGTCAAATGCGGCTTCATCTTTAACTTATATAGCAGTACGAGTTGATATAGGGGGTAGTTCACTGGGACTAAGTTACACTACAGGAGCAGTATCTACTGCTCAATTAGGACTTAGCTTTTGGAAGAATAGCGCACGTATGATTGGAACACTAACTTATGTGACAGCATAACCCACTCAGAGATTGGGTCAGAAACAACAATGAATAACAAAGGATAAACAAATGGCATATCAAGGACGACAACCGGGAGTAGGTGTACGAAACCGCTTCATCTATTCTGCTACGGGTGGTCAGACGTCCTTTAGCGGTGCTGATAGTAACGGGCTAACACTCGCCTACGCAGACGCAACATATGTCGATGTATTTTTAAACGGAACGCTTCTTGTCCCCGTAACGGATTACGCGGCCACAACTAAAACGTCCGTGGTCCTTGGATCGGGAGCCGCGGCTTCTGACATTGTGGAGATTGTAGCGTATGACATTAGTTCTATAGCAGACACGGTAAGCGCATCTAACGGTGGATCGTTCGGGGGGAACGTTATAGCACCTAAGTTTTTAAGCACGACAACTAAGATTGAAACTGCTATATTTAGAATTAACGATCAAACTCTTAGTACGGACACAACAATTGACGCAGACGAAAACGCTAGTGCGGCAGGGCCTTTGGCTGTAGCATCTGGTGTAACCCTAACGGTCAATGGAAACTTAACGGTGGTATAGATGAGTACATTACAAGTCGAAAACTTAATAGGACCCACATCTGGGTCTAATGCGAACAAGGTGACAATACCTAGTGGTCAAACACTTTATGCGGCAGGGCATGTAGTACAGGTTGTTTCCGTAGCTAGTACAGCAACTACCACTACACAATCAGGGTCATTCGTATCTACTGGATGTGCTGCTTCAATAACTCCTAAATTTAATAACAGTAAAATCCTTATTACTATTAATGGGGGTATGGAAGGTTTTGCTGGAGGTGGTGCAACGGAGGTTAGCTCATGGAAAATCTTTAGAGGGTCTACACAAGTAGAAACTTCTGACTCAGGCAAACGTATATACTTGGAGTCTAATAAGTATGTACCTTTAACAACTGTGTTTTTAGATAGCCCTGCGACTACAAGCAGTACAACATATACACTTCATATGAAGAGATACGCAGGTTCTGGAACTGTAAGTTGGAACAGGGATGGTCTCCAAACTACTACCATAACTCTACAGGAGATCGCACAATGAGTACATTAAAAGTCGATAGCGTCGTTGAGAAGACCAGTGGCAATGGTGTGCATATTGCAGGGCATGTTATACAGGTTGTAGGAGGGGAACCTCAAAGTGTTGGTATGATTGCTACTACCTCAAGTGCTTATGTAAACACAGGAGTTAGCTTAACAATAAATCTTAAACACTCAAACAGTAAAGTGCGTATATCCTTACAGGGAGGACACGCATATGTTGCCGCTTTCCCTACTGGCATGATTGAAACTATTTGTAGAACTTCTAGCACAACTTACTCCACTGCTAATGATCTAGTTAGCGGAGCAGCATTTGGATTACAACAAGTATATAACAGTACAACACTGAATACAGCACCACATAGTATATGTGTTATTGATCCTACCCCAGAAGGCACAACTGCAACATATAGAATATTCTTCAGAACCCGAACTGGTGGAGGAGGACACAATGCTATTTGGCAAGAAAATAATACGTCATATTTTACATTTATGTTGGAGGAGATCGCACAATGACCAGTATAATAAAAGTCGATACTCTACAGAAAGCCAATGGTGGTACACCAACAGCGGCTGATTTAGGGATTAATACATCAGGTAATGTGTTACAGGTTGGTAATGCAGTTTTCACAGGTCACATGAGTATAGGCACTTATAATTATACTAATGTTACAAACCTAAGTGTAACACTTACACCTAAGTCAACAAACAGTAAATTTATATTATGTCCATCTCTCTCTATTTCTTGTGATTATTTTTCTATGGGCTTTCGCATACTGCGTGATAACAATACCCAAAGTGACTATATAGCATCAGGTGTTGAAAGTAGAACAGCAACAACAGCCCATATAAACCCATACAAATCTGGAGACACTGGGGGTACAAACTCTTACCAAGCCTTCTATATGAGTGGTGATTACGCAGACAATACATCTGCATCTGATACAACAACTCCTATAACATGGCTGATACAAGCAAGTTGTTACAATGGTGGAGCTATCAATAGAGGTAAATCTGAGGCTAATAATAGTGCATACTATCAATCAGTATCTTCATTTGTAGTGTACGAAATACAAAAATAACGGCTAAAGGAGGCCAAATAAAATGACAACAATATCAACAGCATTATCAGAGTTGGGAGTTACAGAGTGGGTACTCCGTGGCGAACCAACAACAGAAGCTGAGTTTACAACCATGTACGCCAAAGTAACTGGCGCAGATGCAAATGGTTCAGCTATTGAGAGCCAAGACCCATCTGATTGGGGTACAACTTGGTCGGCAGTATCAGCTAAGAAAGACGCATTGATTGCGGCTGAACCTATGAAGCTACTCAGAGCAGAACGTGATCGTTTGATTGCAGCTACTGATTGGTGGGCAGGGTCTGATCATACGATGACAGATGCACAGACTGCATACAGACAAGCACTACGTGACATTACATCAAGTGCAACATCATTAGATGATGTGACGTGGCCTACAAAACCATAAGGAATAAATAAATGGCGATTTCAACAATTGACAACAACGGCGTGAACCTCGGTCAACTGGGGAATCGTAATATGATAATCAACGGCGCTATGAAAGTGGCACAAAGATCAACGTCAGTAACTGGCATTGGTGCTACTGGAACTGCGTACCATACTCTTGATAGATGGCAGATTGAAACAGGAAATTCAGGTGGTCGATTTACAATGAGCCAATCATCTGATGCTCCAAGTGGTTTTGGGAGTAGTTTAAAACTAGATTGCACAACGGCTGTTACATCTATTGGTACTGGTGAGTATCTTCTTCTGGAGTATCATTTGGAAGGTCAAGATGTACAAAGGATTAAAACAGGTACTTCTGACGCAGAAGAAGTTACTATAAGTTTTTATGTAAAAGCTAATGCTTCGTTTAATTTTGTTTTAGAAGTGCGTGATAACACTAATGGCAGAAACTGTAGTAAACTATTTTCTACTACAACAGGTTGGAACAGAGTAGAACTTACATACCCTGCCGATACTATAGGTGAAATTGTTAATAGTAATGCATCTGGAATAAGATTATTCTTTTGGATTCATGCAGGTTCAGAGTATACGGGTGGCACACTAAACTCTAGTTCTTTTACTACTAACGTACTTGCCGCCAATAGAGCATCAGGTATAAGTAGCTTTTACAGTAGCACAAGTAATGAGTTTTACCTTACGGGCTTTCAGATGGAAGTCGGCGACACTGCAACTCCATTCGAGCATAGATCATACGGAGATGAACTGGCGAAGTGTCAGAGGTATTATGAGCAGAATCATGCCGCATTAGGTGTATGGTGTGATGGTACTACCTTTAGAAATTCTATTAGTTTTGCAGTTAGTAAAAGAGCAAATCCAACATTGAGTGTAATTGATTCTAATGGGTACCATGAGCATACAAATCTAGCAGGGTATAATGGTCTTTCATCCATTAACTATTTTGATACGTCTCTTACAGGGTCAGATTTTAGAGTTGTATCAAGTTCAAATAGAGGTAGATCATATGGACAGCCATCTAAACTTGGTCAAAACACAATATCGTTTGATGCGGAGTTATAATAATGGAAAATAATATGGACATTACAACAGCACAATACCAAGCTGACATAGATGGCAACAACTCTTCAGTCCAAGCAACAATAGACGGACAAGAGCTATTCGTCCCACTAGACCCAGCCAATCGTCACTACGCAGAGATACTCAAGCAAGTCGAAGCTGGAACCTTAACAATCGCAGATGCGGAGTAATGACGTATGCCTTTAACAAAGCTCCAGTTTAAACCCGGAATTAACCGAGAGGGTACTAACTACTCGAACGAAGGTGGTTGGTTTGACGGAGATAAAATTCGTTTCCGCTCTGGTTATGCCGAACGCATTGGAGGTTGGGCAAA